CAACTTGCCCTTGACCTTTTCCTTGAGTTTACCCATGCGCTTCTCATACATGTCTTTCGGCATGTTCATGAGATCGTCCATGGATACATTCATCAGATTAGCATCGATTCTTTCTGCAATCTTTTCTTCAGCCATTTCTAGCGTGATATAAAGAACATTATAGTTCTGTGTCAGGCAAGAAGCAGCCACATGACACATGAAAAGAGACTTACCGACACCAGTACCTGCAAGAGCAATATTGAGGGTTTTCTGCGGAAGTCCGCCTTTAGTGATTTTGTTGAAGTATTCAAGATCAAATGGGATTCTTTTCTCGATACGATGATAGAAATCATACCGATCAGCGTAATTATCCAAAAAGTCATGACCAATGTGAGGATCGAAACTAACCCCCAAAGCATCAGAAAGCAGAGTAGGAATACTTCCTTTGCCCCTGTTTGGATCTTTGTTATCCAAGATCTGAATGGAATCCATGATGGCATTGTAAATCGCCTTTTCTTGACAGAATTTTTCCGTTGTATCAAGTAGCCAGCCCAGTTGTTGTTCTGATTTGTCACCCGCTATCTCCTTTAGCAGTTCAAGTGACTTATTTAATTCAACTTCAGTGAGTTTGGTTGACTCTTTAAGAGCAATCTCAATCGCTGCTATCGGAGGTAGACTGTTGTACTTCAGAACGAACTGTTTTGTTTCTTCGAACAGTTTTCTTTCGTGGCTTTCGGTCAGATACTCGCTCTTCAGAAACGGCAACGACTTCCTCATGAATGCTTCGTTCCGAATCAGATTCGACAGTATCAGTGTTTCGGTTTTCATTCTTATCCTTTTCAATATGTTCAATGGACCCTAGAAGTATACTACGAAATATCTTCATAGTAAAGTCTTGAAACTTCTTGGAATTAGTATCGTGAAGATTTGGATTTGCAATTACAGTCAAATCATACGACATATTTGTATCGGTAGACATATGAATATTTGTATACTCAATGATGACTCCAGGATACTTCTTCAAGATTTTAATTGCAAGTGCTTCGTGATTAGAAAGATCTAAAAAGAAGTCATAATCTTCGCCTAACTTTAAGTTCTTCGCTCTCCAGAACTGGATTTTCGCTAGTAGTTCGTTAAACATCTTCGTCCTCGGGTGCAGTTACAGCCGAACCGAAGGAGTAGTTTTCACGAATCCAATCCTTGAATGTCACATTTCCGAGAATAGAATCCCAGAACTCTTCGCACTCGGTCTCGGATTCACGCCAGTTCTTACCTTCAACTTCACCAGTTTGGGTGTTGACCTTTGCGTACCAGCCATTCTTCGGCTTGGTTACATGACCAGATTCTAGAGCCATCTCTAGGAGACCGCTGTACTTTGAGATACCGCCATCAAATCGAACAGTCACAGGAACTTTCGACTTCTCGCGAACATAACGAGACTTTTCGACATTGATGATATAGTTGTATCCAATTAAATCTGCGCCATCCTTTTCTTGTTGACGACCAAGGATAAAGATGTTATCTGCAGAATAGTATGAGCCTGTGCCACCACCAACGATCGCTTTAGGAAACATGCCGATTTCCATATAGGTGTGGTTGACAACAACCATCGGGATATCCTTCATCGTGAGATGCGGCGTGACCATACGGAACAGCGACTTAATCTGCTTCGCTCGAGTCATATCACCAACAGACTTTTGGTCAAGAGCATCCTCGACTTCTTTCTTCGAAGCAAGATTACCAATCGAATCAATGAGAATCATGACGCGCTCGCCACGCTCGATCTGACTCAACTGAGCCATGATATCAAACTTCAGTTGCTCGACATCGGTGATTGGAGTGTGAATCACGCGCTCTTTATCAATCCCGAAGTTTTGGAAGTAAGACTGCGGAGTACCAAACTCGGAGTCATAGAAAAGAACAACAGCATCAGGATACTTGTCCTGATAGGCTTTCGCCATAATCAAACTGAACGCAGTCTTGAAGTGCTTTGACGGACCAGCCCACATTGTGAGACCAGGAGTAAAACCACCGTCAATTGAACCAGAAAGGGCAATGTTAACAGCAGGAATGCTGGTCTGCACCATATCCTTTTCTTCAAAGAAGATTGACTTCGCAAGAATAGCAGTATCCTTGATAGTTGTATTTTTCTTGAGTTTATCTAACAGGCTCATTAGCGGTCTCCTTGTTGACGATATATGTATTGTATAGTATTTTACACGAAAAAGCAATCTAGTGTGTCGATTTTTTCAGTGTGCCAATTTATCGTAGAAAGAATGATATCCAAAGGCTCAAGAAATGACTTCTCGAACTGAAGATCATAATCAATGTACTGCTCAGCCTCTAACTGTTTCGGCAAACCAGATAAAAATGCAAGAGTATTGTTATTGTACGGATTAGGTTGTTTGAGATAGATAAACTTAATCTTCTCGCCTTCTTTGATTAACTGGTATCGTTTAGTCAGGTTCATCTTCTTCAGCAAGTGATTATAAACTAGTGCACCCTTCACATGAATCGGTGTGCCTTTCAGATAGATGTTGTTCTCATCTGAATATTCCTTTAGACCATTCACGCTACGAGGAAACGCAATATCTTCAATAGGCAGCGTCTTAAACTCCTTGCGAAACTTCTCAATAAACACATGCAAGTCATCCTGCGATTTATTGATGATGATGTCGATTGCTTCCTTAATCTTAACGCGACAGGCGGAAGGAGTTGAAGATCTAATCGCAGAAATACCCATCATCTTCAGTTTTGGTTTTGCGTATGCAACACCTTCGCTGTCATAGACATTCAGAATATAATTCTTCTTAGCGACCCAGATGGCTTTGTCAGCCAAAGACTCACGCTTCATTTCCATACGCTGTGAATGCGCATTGACATAATCTGCTAGTTCTTGATACGAAGCATCAATATGCGGCTGGATCTTTTCTTCGCAAACTTTATTCATAAACTTGATGACCTTCTTTGTGTCAGAAGTGTCATTATAAAGTTTCTCAATCAGCGGACCCATATTCAGATAAATCGAATCAGTGTCAGAAGCAATGACATAATCCTCATTACCAGACTTCAACAGCAAATTCATATACTTGTTAATCTTCTGCTCAATCCAACGAATGGACAACTGACCCGCTGTAGTAATGCCCTCGGCGATACGAATATCAAAGAAGCGGAAGTATTGATTGCCCAGCGCACCGTAAGCAGAATTTAGAGTGACTTTCTTTGCCAACTGCAGATTGTTGTATCGAGCAACTTGCTTCTCAAGATACTCAACTTGATTCTTATCTTCAAGAACGGTTTCTATTTTTTTCTTGGCTTCAATGGCAAGTTTTTTGTAACGAGTACGGTCTTTGTACATCGTGTCCATAATCTCGGGCATCACACCCTGCTCTTTGTTACTGAACATCTGACCGTTTGGTGTAATCCCAACATTAAAGTCTTTTAGTTCTCTGGTGTCTATCTGCTGACTCAAGAGCGTATCAACATTAATTTTCTTGGTGGCAATAAACTGCTTCATCTCATCCGTATACTTCGCTGGCTCTAGAAGAGTTTCCATCGAGATGTTATACTGCATAATCAAATGCGGATACAGACTGTTTAAGTCAAATGAAGCAACCCACTGGTGCATACCAAGAATAGGATCTTTCACATATGCGCCTTCATAGGCAGACTTCTTTTCTCCTCGTTTCATTTGAGGAATAACAATATTTTTCTTCTTGAGATAGTTGTAGACGATTGCGTCCCACATGCGAACCTGAGTGAACACATCTTCGTAATTGACTTTGTTGTCGTAAGCAAGAGTCAACGCCAACTCAAGAAGTTTCATCTTGTCTTCAAGTTTTTCGACTAGTTCAACATCCTTGATATTGTACTCAATAAACTTCTGATAGTCGTGTTTGTAAAGTTGATGTAGGCTTTCAAACTGAGAATAATCGACTTTCTTTTCTCCAACCTCAATATGCGCAATGTGGTCTAGTCGATAAGACTCTTGCTGGGAGTATGTAAACTTTCGATACAGTTCAATATAATCAAGAACAGCCACACCATCGATGCTGTATGAGTTTAATTCTCTGTTAAACTTAACAGTTTTGTATGGGCGCAGTTTATTCCAAGGTGATAATTTCTTGGCTTCATCTTCACCAAAGAGTTTGGTGATGCGATTGATCAGATATGGAATATCAAAGAACTCGATATTCCAACCAGTAACTACATCGGGGTGGAATCTACACCAGAAGTCGATGAATCTTCGTAGTAGATCTGATTCATCTCGGCAGTGCGCATAGTGCACATCGTCACGATGCTTGACATAATCACCGCAACCAAACACAAAATAATTACCCTTGAGTTTAATAGTGATGGCTGTGATTGACTCGTTGGCGTCGTTAGGTTCTGGGAATCCATTTTCAGATCCGACCTCGATGTCAATATAAGCGATGCTAATTTTATTAACATCCCACAGAATATCGTCAGGATAAGTATCGGCAATATAAGCATACTCAAAACGATTATTGCCAAAAATAGGGAAATTATCGACACTCTCATACCTCTCTAGAAATTCACGACAATCAGGAATAGTTCCTGGTTGGATTGGTTTAACAGACTCACCGCTCAGAGTCTTTACATTAGTTTGCTCTTGGCTAAGAAGGTGAAATGTTGGGCGATATTCGATTTTACGACGAACACGCTTGTCATTCTCCACGCCTCTGAAAAGTATATACTTCCCAGAGACGGAGATATTAGTGTAGAAGTCGGACATATTATCCCGTGATTAATTGCTTGGGAGGCACAACAATTCCTGTGCCGAATATCTGATTATACCCGTTTCTCACTTCATCAGCAACTTCTGACATGACAAGAATATGATTCTTGCTGATTGTGAATGGAGGATTGCTTGCTTGCATCCATGGCATAAAGCCAAGAACAGGTGCGCCATCTTTGCCGCGCTGAAGAACGCAAGCAACTGGATTAGTGAATGTGATTGTAGAAGCAGTCTCAAGATTCTCTTCGATTTCTACAATTAATTCCTCGCCATTTACGAGTTTGAGTGCTTTGATGTTCGACATTTTGTTTCTTCCTTTTGTAATTGTCAAATAGACCTTTTTCTTTTAGACTTTGTGGTGATCCATTTCTATAAAAAATGTCATGCACCATAGTCCAAGTATCTTTACCAACTTTAAGATACCAGCCCGCAAACTCTTTGACTTCTATTTCTTTAGCAGCCATCAAGTCATATAGTTCCTTGAGCGAATGCATCATTCTTCGCTGCTGGTAGTTTCCATAGATTGGCGCTTAATTTTAAATCCAACATGTTTAGCGTGTGCGTTGATAAACCCACGCTTTAATTCACCACGCTCATGCGAATCCTTCAACCAGCCATTAGCCTCAGCCATTGCTAACATACGCTTAAATTGGCGCGGAAGTTTAGCATCAAAAAAATCACTGCGATTAGCCATTTAATAATTCCTCACACTTTTTCCAGAACTGTTCTTGTTGACCTTCTACTCTGATCTGGAAGTTGTGCCAGAATAGATCTCCCATCACCGAATCGCCGTAGGTCGTTCCAAGACCATAATTCGGTAATTCATTTTCTAATGTCCAATATGGTCTACGGTCTTGTTCCCAATCATATCGGTATACATCTCTATCATACCTGACTGGAGGCACAAAGTCAACTGCAATTTTATTCGCTTCAGCGGCATAAGTGTATTCTTCTGCAACATCACCACGAGAAGTTTCCATTGCCGATGGTCGACCAATTTTGTCAAAATTGGCTGCGCTCAAAGCAAGAGCAGATGGCGCCGCGAATAGATGATTGTTGTTTTGAATATGCCCAGACCGTTGCGCATTACCAATCAATTTACCTTCTAGTGCCTTTGTCAGATAAAACTCAATTGCGTTTGCGCTAACTGGTAGACAATCGATATCAAGAAATAGCACAGCATCAAAGTCTAGTTGCTTCTCAATTTTTAGAGTGGATACAGACTGTCCATTTAATGACCAGACATAATCCATAAACATGCCGTGAGGAATCTCACCCTTAATAACAAGATGCTGTAGTTTAAGTGGATTAAACTTTTCAACAACCTTTCTCTGTAGTTCTACAGTTTTTGGGTCGATATTCGGCATAAAGTATGATGCGATACAGGCTTTCATGTGCGTTCCCTTTCGGCTTCGTGGACTCTTTTGCGTAAACTGCTGGAACTGAAACTGTGGTCTCTACTATTAAAGACCAGTTGAATTCCACGCTTCTCACAGATTGCGCGACCAGTAAACTCCTTCTCCATATACTCTACACCAAGAATGCGAACATCGACTGGCAATGTGAGTAGAATATCTTCTACATCTTTTTCGGTGTTGTAGACAATAATCTCATCTACAAAACGAACAGCACTCAGAGCAATCTGTCGTTCTACAATAGATTGGATTGGAGGATTTTTCTCTGGGCGATCTGCGTTGGCATTGTTCTGTAATCCACAGATTAGATAATCGCAGTGTTGTTTGGCTTCAGCAAGCATAGCCACATGACCAGCATGCAAAAGGTCAAACTGCGAAAATGTGATCCCAACCTTAAGACCCTGTTTCTTTAACTCGGTATATTTTCCGAAAATCATATAACAGAGTGCAGGATAATTCCGTGGACGCATTCAACAATGCCATAATCTCTGCTAGGTACATAGAAGTGCAACTCAGAATCATGTTGATATTCTGCGCGCAGTTTATTGTTAGGATCAAATCCAGACAATGTCACCATCGGATATTTACCAGCGCAAAACTCAGCAGCATTTAGAATATTTTGCGAGTTGCCAGACGAGGAGATGAGAATGACCAGAGACTTTGGCTGAACAAAATGTTTTAGAAACTTCGTGTACGCATGCTCCCAGCCATAGTCGTTGGCATAGCATGTCAGGCGCGAAGAATCACAGAAACAAATTGCTTGTTTGCCGAGTACTTTGGTATAGTCTTGAGCAATATGACCCGTAATTGCATTACTGCCACCATTACCCAAAAGGATAATGTGGTCATTGTCACGAATAACAGTCTTAAGATGCTCAAGATCGATTGGGTCGATTGCGTCTATACAATTTTTAAGTTCTTGTAAATTCATTTGTTAAGTTTATAAATTTCAATCCAGTTTCAGAAATGCTAATTTTATGACAACGCTCATATTCTTTTTCAAGGCAAGAATTTTTATGAGAGAACATCAAAAAGTAGCCGCCATTGCCAGCACCACATAGTTTATGCGATAAGACTCTATCATCATACCGTAATCTATTATCCAAGTCAACTAAAATCTCATTCTCGCATATCAATGGGCTGAGTTGCTTCTTCTTTTCCCAAGAGTCTTGCATCACAGAATTGAACCATCCTATGTCGCAACGATTAATTGCTTTCTCGAGGTTTTCTACATCCTTGAACAAAGGAACAGATTTATCAATGTCTAAACTCTCAAGAACCTTGGTCGAGTTTCGAAGCACACCTGTATATAGTAGATGGATATCCATCTCACTAAAGATTCTAGTGTTCAGATATTTGATTTCTGGGTCTGCGTTCTTAAAGAAATTGATGCGCTTTAGCCCACCCATACTGCCGTAGAAATCTTGCTGACCAACTAGAGGATTAAATTTGCGCTCAATCGTCTCAGCAATCTTACAGACTTCGAATTCTGTGATGTTCTCACCGCGCCAAACATATACTGCTTTAATCAAGGCTTGTAGATAAGAAGACGATGCCGCTAATCCCGAACCAACCGAGTAGATATCTGACACAAGACTACAGTTAATCTTATCTACATTTAGATACTCAAAGCAATGGCGAACCATCTCGTTCTGGATATCTGCAATGCTTTTGACAGTTTCTCTTTTCGAATAACTTATATTGTAATTCTCATCAATAGTGTTGATGCCAAACACATCTTGGTGAATGGTGATATAAGTGCGAAGCGAAGAGGGAAAACTAATTACTGCACCACGACCATACTTATCAATAAAGTGTGGGTGGTCTGTAGACCCACCTACAAGAGAAATGCGCAGAGGGCAAGAGGCTACAATCATTTCTTCACGCAAGCAAATAAGTCTTGATGATGAGCAGGATGCCCTCTGTTAGACTCATTAAACGGAAAATCTATCAGTTTAAAATGCTCTGACAGTTTGTTGGTCCACCAGTCTTTACCATGAATACATTTATGATAGTTTAATTCCTCTGGCGTGTTTTTAGAATTTGTGTTTCTTTTTGACTCGCCCATGTGTATACTGGAAACAAATAGACCACCATCTTTGAGGTGGTTGTTCACAAGATTAAAATAAGTATCCAGATCTTCGTCGTTGAAATGTTCTATCACATCCCAGCAAGTAATAATGTCGAATTTAAAAGGCACATCATTTAGCAATACCTGGTACTTCTTAGTTACATCGCATGTAAAAAGGATTTTATTTCCAAATTCTTGCCAATTTTTATGACCTGCTGGCATCATCCCGACTTCCTCGACCATCTCTTGTCTAATATTCAAACAATGGTCTGAACCCTCAAGACCTACAGCCAGATGCCCCTTTTTATGTAGATGGCAAACTAATTCGCCGCCCGCGCAGCCCAAGTCCATGAAATTAATCTGTTTTATATCTTTATCATCAAAATAATCTTCTAACGATTCTACGAATCCCAGATTCAAATTATTATCGTGGTAGATTCCTTCTGGGTGTTTATGGTCGTCTGATTCAACAGCCAGTGGATAATCTGTGACCACCTTAAACATTTTTATCTTCCAAGTATTCTGGAAAGTAACGGATAAACATATCTTTAGGATCATCACGAACTGCCTTGACGCGCTCGCGAATCTCCTTGTAGAAGTTCCATGCTAGTGGCACAAAACAAATTTTATTGATTGGTTCTCGAAGCAGATCAATAGAACGAATAGGAATATTCATTCCTGGCGTCATATAATCCCACTTCAGATAGTTATCATCAATAATAAAGTCCAGTTCTAACTGCAGATAATTTAGCAGCGTGTTACCCTTCGCGGCTGCACCATAACCAATGAGAACATATCCATCGTTTCGTAAACGAGTTAGATTGTCAATAAGTTGCTGCTTGGTTTCTGCTGCCTTGCGGGTGAATTTCTCATACATTTCAACCGTGTAGATGCCCTCAAGAGTTTCTTGATTCAACAGTTTAGCCAGGTCAGCCTCATCGCACTTTTTCTTTGTGAGCGAGAACAAGAAAGACTTGCTGTGAATGTCAGTCTTCACGATACTCGAAACATACAGCCCATGATTAAGCGCAAGTTTTTGAATCGAACGCCCAGTAAAGTATGACGAGTGCTCATGATAGATAACATCAAACTCGTTGTTCTGGAACATATCACACTGCGATGTCTGGATAAAGATTGTTCCTTCATCAGAAAGAACTTTCACGCAAGAAGCGATGAAGTCATTTGGGTCTTGGACATGCGGAAGAACATGGAATGCCATGATTAGGTCGAATTTTCCGCGTTCTTGCTTGAGTCTATCAGCAAAAGTATTGTTCCAGTAATCGACATAAACATCTAGTTCACGCAGTTCTGATAATGCTCTGATGTTTTGTGCTGGATCTACGCCGACACACTCAATACCTTTATTCTTGAACATCTCAAGAAGCAGACCAGAGTTACATGCAATCTCAAGAACATTCTTCGGCTTTTCAATCTTGCTTAGAATGTAGTCTGTAGTCCACTCGAAGTAATCCGTGAGCGTTTTGCTGGTATCTGAGATGTAGAGATAATGCTCAAACATCTTCGCGGGTTCAACAGAAACTGACAACTGCGAGTGCCAGCATTTAGTGCATAACCGCATCTGTAGTGGATACTTTTCGAGTACCTCGCCCTTATGGTAAGAGTTGGCGAGTGGCTGGTCTGTTAGATCTAAGTAATCAACTAGATTCTCGTCACCACAGACTAGACATGCATTATTTTCCTTGTATGACATCGCGACGACCCCACTTATCATTGTATGGTTTATCAAGAATAGACTTAACAACAGATTCTACTGTTGCATTAAACTCAAAATTAAATGTATTTGTAAACTTCTCAGACGAGATTGTAAAGTCATAGGTTGGGCTGACTCCCTTGTTGATCAATGGAACACCCATGCAGTTTGCAACTGCGCTACCAACTTCGCCAATGTTTTTGTTAAACGAAGCGACATTATAGATACCACGCTTATCGCCAGACTGTAAAATAGCATCGATTGCTCGAGCAAGATCTTCAGTCGATACGATGGGGCGGTGAGCATGTGCATTGAACACATTGACTTCTTTGTTCTTTAGCGCAGAAGTTGTCATTGAATTGATCATCAAGTCAGTGCGCATGTTTGGTGACCAGCCGTTTACGCTACCGAATCGCAGACCATAATACTCTACATCGAGCAACGGCATGATGTTGTCAATCGTGGTCTTCGAAAGCGTCAAGCCATCAGTTGGCGGAGACAACTCAGTCTCAACCTTTGGTCGACCATCTGATTCAACATAAACGCAAGAACTAGAGGCATAGATAAACTTCTGATGCGTGAGTTTCTTGGTGAGTTCTAGAAGTTTGGTGACATTGTTATCAAAGGATCCATGGATATCTTTGCATAATGGCACAGAAGAATGCGATGCGGTATGAACAATCGCGCCAAATTGGTCATAGAAAGATTTCGGCATGTCAGCAAAGTCTGCTTGAATGTTGTTTGGGTTATTGAAGTTCCCGAACCACATGAGATCTAAAGTCTCAAAGGCATACTTGTGCTTTAGATAATGATGAACTGCGGATCCGATATATCCGCAGCCGCCAGTAATTAATACTTTCATAGTCTATTCTCTAATTCATCAATAATGGGTTTCAATTCAACGGCGAACTGGCGATGCCATTCGTAACGAGCAATCGCCATATCTCTATTTAGCAGATGTTGCCCACCGTTACCAACAGCCTTATCAGCCTCAGGAATCTGGGTTTGAATTGCTAACTTGCGCTGAATAAGATCTTCGGTGAACGGTGAGTATCCGTACCACAGAATACGGAAGTCTTCACATGGTGTGCCCCAGTAATGCCGACCAGCACGCCAGACTGATGTTTCGAAATAGTTTAGCGGGAAGTTATGCATGCTTCGCATCTTGCGATTGTCATACATCACATTATCTTCAATTGCTTGGAAATCGCGGCTACCAGCATATGCATTGTAGACTGTATCTTCGCTATAATCCATCGGCATACCAAATGTTCTTTGCTTTACAAGAGACACATTAGGATCTGGCTCGGTAAACTTTTGCAGTTCCGTGTCAATCATCACATCGCAAGGAATTAGTTTTTGCACGCGAACAGGTTTTTGTGACTTAAACGAAGTCAACAGTTTTCGAGTATTGCCAATAAGGAACTCTGTGACATTCAGCGTAATCATCCAAGCATATGGATACTGTTGCTGGATACTACGCTCAATGTTCATGATTTCAATATCGCAATTGGCTGCGTTGAAATCCTTGTTCACAGATTTAATAATTTGCCACTTTGGTGTGATCTGTTTGACCAGATCCATTGACCTATCAGTAGAGTGGTAGTCTACAATAATGCCGTGGTCAAATTTATCTTTATGGTGATGTAGCCACCAATTTAAAAGATACTCTTCATTACGAACATGACAAATGACAAAACGCATTATTGTTTCCAGGGTAGTTTGCCAGCATAACGCTTGAGCATTTCAGCGTTACCGTTGATAAAGAAGTCTGCTTGCACAGATATTCCTGTGCTTCCTACTCGATATTTTACCGTATAATCGTTGTTGGTGTCAAACTTTAATTTGTTTTGCTCATGCATTAGAACTGCTGTCAATGCGCGGTCAACTTCCATTACACCCTGTGGCGGACGAGCCTGTCTATACCAGACAGGAGCAATATTTACAGCGAGTTCGCGGCGAACAAAGAAGCAATTGACATCAACGAAGTGGTCGTTAATAACAGACTTGTATTTGCCAAGGTTCTCGCAATCATCATTACAGATAAACTTGCCTTCGCTATCAACAATCTGACGCAGTGAGTATGCCCAGTCTAGGTTCTTTTCTTCTGTAATCCTAACAAGACTTTCAATATGATTTGGTGTGAATTCATTATCGTCGTCTAACCATGCAATGTAATCACCACTGGCTAGAAAACTGAACCCGCCATAGATACGATGACCATTGAATCGGTTTAACCCAGTTGGGTGTGGCAGAACAATGACATGTTCGTTACTGCTATTAGGAAATTCTAATGCATCTAGAATCTCACTAACTGATTCCCATCGACTGCGACCATCGACGACAACAACATGTTCAATATTCTTATAGGTTTGATTGCGAACAGATTCAATGCAATCAGCAAGTCTGGCGTTACCAGTGGTTGCGGTTATAACAGATACTTTCATACACTTCTCTTTTTGCAAAATTCCAAAACACTCGGATCGTTTTTTTGATCCCCATAAGGAGCATATAATGCACGCTTTCTTGATTCCGCTCTACTATTTATGCGATTCAGATAGTAGGTTGCTAGACTTCTTCGTGAGATATTTTCTGGACAGGTTAGTTCTTGTGGCAACCCATGCCAAGAGTTCTGTGTGGTGTCGAATAATACCGCACGATTATATTTGTTGTCTATCTTTGTGATGCATTCTTTAGGTTGATGAGTTTCTTCGTCATGACTCCAAAACTCTAAGCCACCGCCCCATGATGAATCCCAATCTGGCGTCATGTAGATGATTAGATTGTAGTTTCTCATCAACGGCAATTTAGGATGCAGCGAATAATCTTTGTGGATATTCAGTTTACCTTCTCGGCTGTGTGAGTGCATCCCGCCACCATGAAGACCGTAGTCTGGAATGATGCAAGAATTACATGTAATGTGGCTCAGAATACCAGCGAACTCATGACTACAAAGATAGAACATCGCTGAATAAACTGGCGCGGGAAACTTATCCCAATGCGAACAGGCTTTTTTCTTTTCTACTGGATTGTCATAAGAAACAGTCCACACAGAATCATTGTGTGCTGGAAAACTGCTCGCTATGTCAGCGGCAGTCTCACTAGTAAAAAAATCGTCAATGATTACATAATTAAATGGTTGCGCATTTCTAAAGTTGTCTCTCAACGAGACAACATCTAGCGTGTTGATTGCCATTATTAATCCCAAAGATTCTCATAGTATTTGCCAAACAAACGGAAAGCATTCTTTTTACGATCATAGTATGCTTTTTGTTTTTCAAAATCATAGACAGGTTCTTTAAGAGTGATCATCTCGCTCCAATCTTGACCTTCCTTCTTGACCCACTTGTGTTTGCCTTTCTTGATGCAGAAATCTGGTTCGCGATCTCGAGCAAGTTCACCAAATGCCCAAATCATCTCTTTCATGACCCAATCCCAACGCTTGTGGTGGTTAGAATCAATATCCCATTCGTTCTTCTTTGGTTTTGTGTTGGTAGAACGAAGATGCTCAGGCACATCTTCATCATCTGTATATGGTGAACCACGCTTCGTTTTGTTCAACTGCTTGAGCATAGGGTAAATGATATCAGAAAGAGTATGCGCCATGTTCCATGTATCCCATGGATCAATGCGAATAGATTTCTTTTGCCTGTCATCTTTCTTCGAATATCGACCGATAGAGATCTTCATATTATCCTCTGCGCATTCTCGAAATATCTTTCATCTGCTCTTCATCAATAACTGGAACGGCATTGCTCTTATGCATTGTAGCAATACCTTTCACCAAGGTGCCTGTGTATTTCAGGCTCTCACGCTTTTCAGTGTAGCACATAGTAGTATCTAGCGACTTCAGCGAGCGAGCCGCATCAGCACCAACACGAGGTCCATATGAAAGACTCGGAATACTCAGCACACCAGAAACTGCTTCTGAGCGCCGATACTTCCGAGCCACTTCACCCTTAACCTTGCGCTTCTTCTTGGGCTTGAAACGCGCAGCACAATATATCATCATGTAGGATATTTCTCTGTATGATGGGCATAAAACTTTTCAAGTTGGCGAACCAATGAAGTCATCTCTTCCCACTTTCCAACTGGATTTTCCATAGTACGAGAAATGGCAATCATTTCTTTCGAGAACTGACGAAGAACCTTCAACTCGTCAGTCGTGCCACGAGGAAGAACCTCAAAATCATCCTTTGACATTATTCTTCTCCCAATCTTTTTCCCACGAACGGCGCCATCGCAGATAATCAATCACACTCCACGACAAATAATATAAAAGCGCAGTATTAAATGTAAGCATAGCAATCAGTAGATACATCATTACACTTTCTCCGCATAGGTAAGAATAATAGCATCGGCAATTTTTGCACGAATCATAGTCGGGATATCAGTATGTGGGTCTTCCAAGTAATACATACATCCATTTCTCCAACTATTATACTTTACAAATTTAGCAAAGTCAAGCATGTGCTTGCGATTGCGAGGATCGAACAAGACTCGTTCTTTAGGAGCAAGAACAGATTTACGATAATTGGTCATTTGATTGCCCAATTCCAATCTTCATCAGAAGGTTTTACCAATCGCTCAGTCTCAATATCTTCCGCAATATCCCCAATGACTTCCCAACCCAGTTCAATCAAACGGTCTTGAACATGGTACGGATTCGCGCCACGCAACTCTTCTGGGGTGAAGACTACAACGGTGCAACCCATATTCTCCAAGATGCGAGAATGATACACAATCTTGGACATAAATTCATTATCTTCATTGCTCACGGCTGCACCTGATTATAGTTCTCGTCGTTCGGCTCAAGCACCAAGTCGTCATACGAGACAACATCACTATCAGTCTCGCTGTAGTCCATATCGCCACTCTCATAAGCAGC